GATGACGCGGTGTACCATGTATATGTTCCTGCCGCCTGAGTATGCTTTGTTGCAAAGCCGTTGGAAATATACTTATGAGTTCCAGACTCATAATAAAAGTTAGAGCCGCTCCAAAACGAGTCTCCACTTGTTGAAATTGTTCCGAAATTAGGAAGCTGAAGCGCCTGCAATCCGCTCCAAGCACTTGGGGTCGTACCGATGCCGACATTGCCGCCATTCGGCTGAAGTACCAAGTCGGCAGTTGCGGCGAACCCTGAAGTGTAAGCATTGATAGAGGCACCAAATGATGTCGTACCAATAGCGACAAGGTTAGAGCCGCCTGAGCCACGGAATGTTCCAGCAAATGTGCTTCCAGCCGAATCGGATACATGCAGTTTTGTTGCTGGGCTTGAGGTGCCAATACCGACATTGCCAGAATTGTCCATATCCATGTAGCGCGTACCGCCGACCCACCATGAATGTCCATTACCGCCAGAGCCGTATGTCGCATTGTATTTGACATAGGTGGACTCTTGAGACAGAAGCAACCTTCTTGAGCCACCAGATGAATTTTCAAACAGCTTTAAACAAACACCAGCCGCCCCCTGAATGTCTAAATTGTATTCAGGAGCAGTAGTTCCAATACCGATATTTCCGTTTCCTCGAATAGAAAGCGGAGTAACAGCGCCAGCCTTCATTGTAAAGTCAACGCGAGCATCATTGCTGTTGTATGTATCAGAAAATGTCGTTACCAAGTCGCCTGCGCCAGAGCGCGTAACTTTGTAGGAATAGGTGGAACTTCCCAATGCAATACCTTCATTAAAGGGTATGCTTAGTTTTTCCCACGGACTTGAAGTGCCGATACCGACATTGCCGCTGGCAAACACATTGCCGAGCGTTGCTGACGAATACACAAGATTCGTGCCAGCCAGATTGGCAATGGTGGCGGAAGACGGGAAGATAAGGCTTGAAGAGTAGTTAAACGCTTCAACGATGTCGGTTCCGTTACAGGCAAGCACTGCCTTTGCGCCAGAAGGAATCGATACGCCGGTCTGCCCGGAACATTTCACCGTGACGGCATGGCCGCCGGAGGTATTATTGGTAATGAAGTACAGCTTCTTGTTGGTCGGCAGAATCAGGTCGCGGGGCGCGGTCAATGCGCCTTGCAAGACCAGATTCATATTGCGTGCAACGCTGTCGGTGCCGTCTGCGATGCTCAAGCTGGTCGGAGAACCTGCGCTGTCTGCGACAGTCTGCGACACATAGCCTGCAATGGCTTGCTCGATGAGCGTGCCGAGGTTGGTGTTGGTGGTGTTGCCCCATGTACCGGCTTGGTCGCCAGTGCCGATGAGGGTGAGTTTCAAGTTGGGGCTGTATGTGATTGCCATGAGGGTTCCTTATGCCGCTATGTCTGACCAATTTGGGTTTTGCGTACTGTCAACTTCAATCCATCCATCAGGTTGAGTATCGGTAACGGGCGACCAACCAGCAGACTGAGAACTATCCACAGCCGCCCATCCTGCTGTTTGCGAATCGTTTAAATTCTGCCAGTCAGCATTCTGGTCTGGATTAATGATACTCCAAATGTTGATACTGCCAAGCATTGCAACGGCTTGAATGCCCGAAACCATAACTTGGATACTTATCTCTGTTGTAACATTACCAACAGACACGGTAGCCTGATTGCCCGTGACAACTGTGGTTTGGTCAATCGTTACAGTCGCATTTCCGACAGAGGCCGTCAGCTCTTCGCCAGTTACCGGCACATCTTGGAATGTGAGCGCCTGTACGGAGCCAGCGGCTACAGTGGCCTCCTGACCATCCACAGGGATTGCAATGCCTGAGAAGGCCGTTACAGTGCCAGCAAAGGCCGTAATCTCCTCGCCGGTAACGGTGGCGATGGTGACAGGGGTTGCTGTGACGGTGCCAGCCGAGACAGCGGCCTGTTCGCCGGTAACAAGGGCGATGGTGACTGGAAGGGCTGTAACGGTGCCGACCGAGACGGTCGCCTGCTCTCCGGTGACGGATACTGTCGGGCTGGATATGACAGTAACCGTTCCATTCAGAGCGTTTAAACTTTCTCCAGTGACATCTACTGGCGTTCCGACCTCGACAATGGCGGTTCCAGCCGATACCGTTGCGGCCTCGCCGGTAACGGCGACCTCTTCGACCTCAGTAATCGATACGGTGCCTTCAGAGACTGTGGCCTGCTCGCCTGTGACAGAAACAATCGTTTCCGGGTAGATGACAACGATTTCTTCTTCGCCGGTCGAACCCCAGCCCTCAAAGCCCCACGGGACATCGCCCCAGCCCATGCCGGGGTAAAGGGCAACAAGGATTTCACCGGTTACCGTAACCGTTGTTGTGCCGCCGGTATCAATCCCGACATCGCCTACAAAGGCGGTAATGGACTGCCCCGTAACCTGTACCGTGGCGCTGAATAGGACAGTTACAGTGCCGTCCGACACAAGTGCCTGTTCGCCGGTTACAGATACCGTAGCGTCCGTGGAAACAGCAACAGTCCCGGCAGAGGCCGTAATCTGCTCTCCAGTGACAGCAACCGTTGAGCTGGAGGTTACAGTGACGCTTCCGTCTGAAACGGTGGCAGATTCGCCAGTAACGGCTGTCGTAATGCTGGCTTCCGTAGTGACGGTGCCTACAGAGGCAGTAATTTGCTCTCCGGTGACAGCGATGGTCGGACTCAGAGTGACCGTGACAGTACCTTGAGAGACGGTTGCCTGCTCTCCAGTAATCGATACTGTCGAGCTGGAAGCGACTGTTACGGTTCCATCGGAAGTCGTAATCTGCTCGCCAGTGACTAATACAGTTACGCTGGAGCCTGCGGTAACGGTTCCGACAGAGGCAGTGGCCTGTTCGCCGGTAATCGATACTGTCGGACTGGAGGTGACTGTTACGGTGCCGACAGAGGCTGTTGCCTGTTCGCCAGTGACCAATACGGTGGCGCTAGAGATTGCGGTGACGGTTCCGACAGAAGCCGTAATCTGCTCGCCGGTAATTACAGCCGTTGGGCTGGATGTAATGGCAACGGTTCCAACAGAAACGGTGGCGACCTCGCCTGTTACCGGAACATCGGTGGACGATGCCGTGGTGACGGTGACGGTGCCAACAGAGGCAGTAATCTGCTCGCCGGTAATGGTTACGGTTGCGCTTGTGACAACCGTGACGGTTCCGACAGAGGCTGTGGCCTGTTCGCCGGTAACGGGGACATTGACAACTGACCCGCCCGCAGACTGAACGAGGTCGTCATCAAACCATTGCGCTACAGGTTGTCCACCAAACCAAGCCTCAAGCAATAGTTCTTTATCGAATATGCCTAATGGCTCTGCCATGACTTAGCTCACGGCGGCATAAATCGAAGCTGTACCGGCAGTAATGGCCGCCGCCGGGTTGGGGAGGGCGGTCGTCAAGCCGGTGGAAGAGGTACCGTTCAAAATCGGGCCTGCCGCCGCCAGTTGGCCGCCGGTCTTGGCCGTACCGCCTTTGATGGTAGCGATGGTGGTTGCAACCTGAAGCAAGCCAATGTAATACAGGCCGGAGGTCGGAATACGGTATGGCGAAGTCATTGCCAGTGTTTTTTGGGTGTTGGCCGCCCATGCGTTGGTGGTGTCGTTAGCCGACTGCGCCAAAAGGTTTCGGTTCTGGTCGTACAGCGCAAAGAACTTGTTGGTTGGGGTGCCTGTGGCAGTCGTTGCCGAAAAGATGGTGATGTTGCTCACCAGTTGCCCAGCAGTCAGATAGATGGCTTGCAGGAACAGCGTACCCGATGCGCCAGCGGTGGTATTGACCTCTGGACACAGCTCGCGTGGAATGGTTTCTGCGATGGTTCCGGTCAGGCCAAGGTTTGCGCCCGGAGGGACGGTGTACATGTAATCCGCGCCTTGCGCATCATGGTGATGGAAGTCACCATTTTCATCCATTGTCAGGTTTTCATTCTGCAACAGGGTGCAACTGAAAAGCTCCGAGCTGGTTGTTCCATCAAAGTGCTGAACACTGACGGTCGTTGCTGTCGAACTGAGATTCGACAACACAAGGAGCTTCACATTGCGCTGAGTCGATGACGCAGGAGCCGCAACAACCGTTGTGGTCGTTGCAGTCGTGATGGCCGGAGTGTTGGTACGCCCCGGCGTGATGGTTCCGGATGCGTTGTCCACCCACGAAGCATGCACCTGTACGCTCGCGGCAGAACCGGTAACAACACGAATGATGTCGCTTGTGGATGTCAACAAAAGCACGGGGAACCTCCGTTACGCGATGCGCAGGATGGCGTTGGAGCTATCAGCGGTCGGGAACTGGATGGTGAAGGTGCCGCTTGTCACCGTCTTAGTGCCGCCGAAGTTCAGAACCATAACCGACTTGTTGGAGTTGGTGGCGTTGTAAATCAGCGCACCATCTGCCGAGAACGAGGCCGTTGTCCAGCTCAGGTCGGCGAAGTCGAGCCATGCTGTGGTACTGGTCGAGGTTGGAACCTGAGAAATGGTCAGGGTCTTGCCCAGCGTGGTATAGCCAGAACCGTTCGGCACTTCATTGGTGGCAGTGTAGGCGGTTGTGGTCGGGCCGAGGGTCGCCGAAGTGGTGTACAGAGCCAATACGAACACATCTTGGGTATTCACGGTCAGCGCCCGGTTGGTGGTATTGAAGTTCATACCGCCACTCAGGATGTCGGTTTTGAACGATGTGGTGATGGATTGCGAAATAGGCATGACGATGCTCCTTAGAGATTTTTGACGAATTCAGAGGCTTCAGTGAAGCCTGCTTCAGACAACTTGTTGTGGATGGTGACCCGCTCGTTGGCCTGCGCTTCCTCAAGGTAGGACAGGACGACTGCGCGAATCTCCGCTTTATATGCAAGAGCCTGTTCACGAATTTCCGGGGCGCTCTCGTTGCCCACGAAGATGATTTTGTCGATGGCGCGGTCGGCGATTTCTTCGGCAGTAAAGCCTCGGCCATCAGCAACAAACACATTCACAATGCCAACATTACTGGTTCCAGTTTGACCAATCATTGTACGGGTATCCTCACTTGTCCACTGCGATAAGCATCGCGTCTATCCTTGCCATCGCCAAGCTGTTTAAGCAGATTGAGCGACTCAAGGTACTTGTTTTCGTAGTAAGTCACGACATCGGACTCGCCTTTCTGGTACAGATAGGCCTCACGAAGACAACCATATAGTAACACCGTCTCAAAGTTGTCCCCAAGCCACGATGTTCCCGCCGTGACAATGGACTCTGGGTAGTAGTAGTAGTGCATCTCGACCGCGTAGTTGGCATTCGGGGTCGGCCCTAAAATCAGGCTATTTTCATCAAAAATGGCGTAATACTGGGGAACACCGCCGGTTGAAGGGGTCGGGTAGCATTCCCGGATAAAGTTCACATCCTTATCGATGAGGAAGGTCTGGGCCAGCGTTACCGGGGCAATTACCGATATTGAAAAGGCCGCCAGCCAGTCATCGGGCAGGGACAGGTATTTGTTGCCGGAGGTCATGGTGCCGGTGACATTCTTGCGGATGGCCGGAAGCTGAACCGTATTGTAGATGCGCTCCTCCGCGACCTGTACAAAGGTCGGGATATTGTCCACAAACGACTGTTCACTGGTTTCGCAGTAGTCTTGGATGAGCTGTGTCAGTTGTGCATAATTCATCGTTTAAACTCACGAAATGATAATGGTGACGGTGCCGACTTCAGGATAGCTCAAAAGGTCGTTCGGGGTAAGGGCGGCATCGTAGCCGGGCGACATGCCTACCGGGTTCCAGCCCCACTGAATCTGACGGCTACCGTTGGCACCCTCGTTGCCGGGGGCATAGTAGGTAGTGTCAGGCCGGGCAAGGCGGAGCGCCTGCGGGTCGCTAATCGGGAGCTTGCCGAGCTGGAGCTGGGGATGGTCAATGTCCAGACACTCGGAGCAGACCATGATTCCGGTCGGCATCTGGTCTCTGGGCTGGTTTTTCATCGAGTTCAGCTCGTCCACACGGATTCCGCATCTGTCGCAGAAGCCGTGGGCATACTTTCCCGATGAAAACGGTACGCTCATCAGCAGTTACGCCCGATGGAGCCGATGAACGGCACAAAATGACTGGAGGCCTTCTCACGGTCTTCGCCGGAGGCCATCTCCCACTGCTCGTCATAGACCTGTTTAAGCATCGCCAGACGGTCGGAGGCTTCCGGTTTCTTCATGGCGATGTAGTAGGCCAGCCCAGCCACCAGCACCGGCAGGAACCGGGCCGGGACATCGATGGTGTTGGCACCACCGGCACCGACATCCTGAATCCGGCGCAGATACCAGTAGGCCAGCGTATAGGTCTGGGAGCCGTCTGGAACCGGCCAGAGGTACACGACCGGGTTGTCGCGCTGTCGGTCAACATAGATTTGCAGGGGCATGCCCTGAGTGGTCTTGTTGTTGATTTGCGCGTAGTCGCTGACCGAGATACGGGTCATCGAGTAGTCTGACTGAGAGGTCGTGCTTCCGTTGTTTAAACGAATCTGATGCTCAATCAGGTCGATGGTGTCGGCAGGCATGTTGTAGGAAGTCTGCCCGGCTACCAGCGTCATGGTATCGGACTCGACCGTCCAGAGGTTGATGCCTCGGTTCTGCCACTCCTGAGCCATGAAGTTCATGGAACGGCGAGCCGTTCTGAGGTCGTAGCCCGTCCTCAGTTCCAGCCCGGCACGCTCGTAGGCCTCTTCGACCAGCTCAGAGAACTCCGGGTTGAAAATCGCTGTTCCACTGGTCGCCATCAGCGCACCGTGCCTTTGGTATGGCCTTTGATGGCACAGCCATCAATCCGACCGCCCTTCTTGTAGCCCTTCGGCTTGTCAGAAGACTCCGGAGACTCTTTTTCGGAGTCTTCGCTCTCAGACTCTTCGCCGATGGTGATTTCAATCTCAACCGGCATGCCTTTGCCATTCATGGGGGATTTCATCAGTATTTGCTCCCCTTGGTATGGCCGCGAGTAGCACAGCCGTCAATGCGACCGCCTTTCTTGAATTTGGCGACACCGGCGTTGGCGACATCGGATGCCACCTCTTCCGACACCGGCTTCTTCTTTTTGTCACCGAGACTGCCCAGCAGGCCCAATGCACCTTGACCGCCGCCGCCGAACGCGCCGTGGCCGGTGATTGCACCGTAAAGGGGAGAAATGGTTCCCAACAGGTCTTTACCTTTCATTATTTCCTTCCTTTGGTCATGCCGCGAGTGGCACACCCATCAATTTTACCGCCTTTCTTATAGCCGCCGCCCGGCCCAACAGGGGACGGAGCGCCGGGACGAATACGACCAGCCATTCCGGAGGCTTGCTCGGCAAACCGCTGTCGCATCGCGGCAGGGTCAAGACCGCGCTCGGCACGCAGAGGACGGCCATCCATTGGGTTTGCGCCCATCGGAGGAACCGACACAGGAGGAGACATCATGGGGCTTCCTGCGCCACCGGAAAGCCCAAAGTTCCTCATGGAAGACATGGGCATAGAGGATTGCATAATCGGGCCGCCAGCGGCATACGGCTTGGGTTTAGCAGGCCTTGGTGCCGGTTTAGGCTTTGAAGGAGCGTCACCCATCGCCTGAGCCATACGGCGGTTTCGGTCGGCAACGCGCTCGGCCATTGTCATGGGCTTAGGCGAACCGCCAGAGGCGTATTTGGATTTCTTCTTCATGGTTATTTCTTCTTTTTCTTGGCCCGGCGGGCTTCGGAAAGAGCGATGGCGACTGCCTGTTTCTGGCTCTTCACGACCGGCCCTTTCTTGCCAGAATGAAGGTCACCCTGTTTAAATTCTTTCATCACCTTCGCAACCTTTTTGGGGTTGGCCGGAACGCCCGGCTTGGTGATTTGCTGACTCATGCTGGAACGGCCCATTGCCATATCGTTATCCTCGTCTTTGCGGAAAAGTAACCATCGACCAATTTTCTGGAAAAATCGTTTAAACATCTGAATCACTTGCGGCCTCCCTTGGCTTTCGCCGATTTGGGTTGAAGATTTCCGCCCTGACGGTCGGATGCTTTGTCGCTGTGGACACGGTAATTCGACCGGTCAACGCTACCGCCACGGCTCAGTGGACGCTTGTGGTCAACCACCTTGCCATCGCCTTTCTCAACGCGGCCCTCGCGCATCAGCTCGCGCCGGGCCTTGTTGCGCATGGCCCGGTCTTTCACGCGCTGTGGCGACTCATTGAGCCGTTCACGGGTGTAATCGCGGGAGGATGCCTTAGCCATCGGATTTCTTCTTCTTGCTCTTGCGGAACGCCGCAAACGGGTTTTCTTGGACTTTCATGTGCTTTCGGTGCCGAGACATGAAGGCATCGGCTTGGTTCCGGTACGACACGGTGTTGACCGTCCTATCATCGGAAGCCTTCACCTTTGACGGCGCGGGTTTCTTCTTGGATTTGGACGACTTCGCCATATCAGCGTTTCCGGCCCTGCGGCTTGCGTATCATGCCACCCTTGGCCTTCTTGTCCGGGAACTTGTTGGAGATAGCCGGAGCGGCACCCTGAATCTTTTTGCCGAGTTCTTCAGTCGGGCCACGAAGGCTGGACAGCTTGGAACGCAGTCGGTCGCCAGCGGCGGTTATGGCATCTTTCTTTTTGTATGGGGCTTGACCTTTGGGCATGTGAATCTCCTAGCGGTATCTGGCGGCCTTCGCCGCAATCTTTTTGGGTTGAGGGACGAACTGTTTGCCTTTGGCATTGCCAGAGGCTTTGGCTCGGTTTGTCGCGGCCTTTTCCCCGGAGGTCATGGCATTCCATGCTTTGTCGGGGAGGTAGCGTTTCTTGCCATTGGACGGCGAGCCATCGCTGGTTCGCCATTTCTGGGCTGTCCAATCCTTGAGGGACTTCTGCGGGTCTTTCACGACTTGTACCCTCCGCCTTTGGACTTGTACTCACGGGCCAGAAGTTGTGCTTTGCGTGCCGACCATTCGCCGGGGTCACCGCCTTTGGTGCCAGCCTTAATCTTTTCAAATAGGCTTTTGCGCATACCCGGTTTGGTGTACACGCCCGCCTTATTGACTTGAGATTTCGGCTTCTTCATCGCATCACCACTTCACCTTGTCGGCCCAGTACGCGGCAGACATGTTTCCCTTGTTGATGTTCTTGGCGTGACGCGCTTTAAACGATTCACGCCGATTGCGATACGACTCCGACTCGCCCGCTTTTTTCGGGGAGCCGGAAACGCCTTGTTGGCCGAAGCGAATGGTTTTCACCTTGTCACCCGACTTTGCAACAACAACATGCGATTTCTTCGGATGGTCAGGAGTGCGCTTGGGTTTGTTGAACCCTGACACTCCTGCTCGTTCCAGTCGCGGGTCTTTGCCTGCCATACATCACCCGCAGAAGATGGTGATGTTGGATGTTGCGACTTGCGACCACGACATCACTGCAAAGTCATCCTTGCCGCCTTTCACCGTCAGCACGCCTTCGCCCGGAATCAAGACATCTTGATGCGCGGTTGCCGATGGCGGTGTCGGAAGTTTCAGAACGACAGTGTTGGACGGCTGAGAGGTGAAGGTCACGCTACCGGTTGCCGCACCAGCGAGATAAATCACGCCTTTGATGCGTGCGCGTGGGAACGCGAGGTCGCCACCGAAGCCGATTTTCACGCCTCCGGTAGAAGCCGCATCGATACGGATACTTTGGACGCTGGTGTAGTAGTTTGCCGAATACACCACTGATGCCGATGGCCCGACAAGAACCTCTGAACGAGGGCCAGCATCAAATCCAACGCCGCCGACACGGGTGCCAGTGATGGTGAAGTTTTTGTTTCCGTCTGCACCGTTGGAGGTAATGGCAACTTTGTATCCGGTTCCGTTGTATCCAAGATTTTCTTTCAGCAGTGTAATCGAGCCACTGCTTGCAATCGTGGCGGAAGCATAGAAATAAGCGTCATTGCCTTCAGGGGTGACAGCCCAAACATCGTATTGAACAGTCTTACCCATGTCATGCTCCTTTTTTCAGTGAGATTACGGAGTCAGGCTGGAGAAGAGCTGGATGTACTTGGTGACACCGCCGATATTGACGGGGATGTAGCCAATAGCCGCCGAGACGGTGCCGGAGTTTGCGTTCCAGCCGGAGCCGATGGTCAGCGAGTTGTTGATGGTCAGCGAGCTGGCCGAGATGGTGGAGCTGGTCTGGAAGCCGTTGTCGGATACGACCGGGCCAGAGAATTTGGTACGAGCCATGATGATTCCTCACATGCGAGTGTAGTGCGCCTGTCTGCATGTCGTCAGCCGGGTCTGTCAGGCACACCGGTTATCCCGGTACTATGATTAAACGCCTTACAGAGCCGTCTGTCAAGCAACAAAAACCCCTCCGAATAGGGGTCTGGTGCCGCTTGTAGGAGTTGAACCCACGACCTGTCGCTTACAAGGCGACTGCTCTGCCATCTGAGCTAAAACGGCGTTTAAACGAAGTGGTGGCCGGTGCTGAACTCCGGCTTATAGCCCGCCGAGGACTCCCAACGCATTCACCACACGACTGACGGCTGGCGGGGTTTAACGACTATACCCACACTTATCTGGTGGCCCGGTCAAGGGTCGGCCAATCGTCATGCGTCTGATGAATGGAGTTGCGCTGGCCGGTGAGGTATCCGTGGTAACAAGCCACTCCCATTCTCCGTTTACTTTCCTTACCAGAACAACTTAGTCACATGTTACCAAAAAGAAAGCCCCCAGTCAAGGGGGCTTTCAGGGGTGACACTACAACCGTCAGGACGAACCCGGCGAGCCGTAGATGCCCAGCGGGTCGGACACACCGAAGCTGTAACGCTCGCGGGCTTTGTAACGGACATTGCCCGTGTCAAAATCACCGTCCATGCCGGTGGACATGGCGGTGCGAACGAAGTGCTTCATGCCGTTCGGAACATCGGTGATGATGAAGAAGGCGTTGGTATCCGTCAGGTAGTGATTGACGGCATAGCCTTCCGGGATAGCACCCATGTTCTTGATGGCATTGATGTCGTTGTCAGCGGTGCCGACACGGAGACTGGTCTCCATGAGGCGCTCTGCCACGAACATCAGGTTGGACGGCACGATGAGGCGGCGCGGGCGGGCGGCAATCAGGAGGCCGCGTTCGTCAGTGTAATTGGCGATTGCGATGATTGCGTCTTCCAGCGAGGTCTCGTTCAGGTCAGCGCCGACCGTAGGACGGTTGGCGTTGGTGCCGCCGTTGACCAGCGGGTGAGCCGTGCTGAACAGGGTCACACCATCGCCGGAGCGGAAGGTGCTGAAACCGTTGTTGAGCAGAGCCGCCGCTTTGACTTGCTTGGTGTTCGCCATACCACGGGCCAAGGCTTTGGTGTAGCGAGCCGAGAGCTGGTCGTACAGGTTGTCTTCGATTGCCTCTTCGGTAATCGAGAAACCCATCGCAACCGTTTCGTGGTTGTAGCGGGCGGTGAAGGCTTCCTGCGCGTTGTCATACGCGATGGCTTGACCTTCTTGTTTAACCGGTGCGGTTCCAAAGCCGGACAGCTTGACTTCTTCCTCGAAAGCCTTTTCGGAGCTTTCGGTTTCGTAAATCATGGTGTGTTCGTCTTCGTACTTGGCGTACTCCAAACCAAACAGAGCGTTCAAGCCCGGCAGGAGTTCCTTCAACATCTGAGCGCGTGAAATTGCCATGAGTTCGCTCCTTTAGGCGGTTACGCTACTGTAGTAGCCGTGGGTGAGGACATTCAGCTTGACCAGCAGTTCACGATACACAGTGAACACAACAGTCGAAGCCGCCGGGATTGCAGTGACGGAGCCGGGGACATCAACGGCGGCGTTCAGCGTGATGCTGGTTGCGCCCGCGTTGGCGGCGGTATCCACGAACGAACCGGTTTGAATCAGTTCGCCATTGGAGGCGTAGTACGCCACGCTGGTACCGACCGGAATCGCTTGCGGAGTACCCGAACCGGTGAGGGTCAAGGTTGCGCCGGACGAAGAACCGGTGGCGGTGAAGCTGAACGAGGTTTCTTCCACCACGCCCACGCAACGCAGGGGCAGGATGGTCGAGACCGGCGTATCAGCCGGGGCCAGAATGGCATTACGCGAATTGCCGGTGTTGACATTGCCCGCATTGTCGATGGCCGACAGGTTGGTGCCGACCAGCGCATACGCACCGGAGGCCATCACCACGCCGGACGAACAGACAGCCGCTTTGTAAACGGTATCCGGGTCGTCATTGATGTACGCCACAGCGTCACCAGCCAGCACGGAGGCAGGCCAGTATTGCGAGAAGCGTTTCTGCTTGGTCACGGGGTCAGTGTAGGAACAGCCCAAGAAAACGCCCGTGACGGCGTTGGAGCTGGTGGTCGCACCGATGGCGGCGCGAGTGACGGAGCCTTTCACGACTTTCACGAAATCACCGTTGAAGATGTCCGTGGCGTAGCCGTATTGAATCGGGTACATACGGGTCGAACCCGCGAATACCTGACCGCCGATAAGGTTAATCGGCTCCAGTCCATAGGGGACTGATACTTCGGTACCAGATGCCATGTTGAATTCCTCTTGAAAGGGGTTGGGGATTCCGGTCTCTTACGGACGACCGAACGAAGTCCGTGTGCTTCGCTCAGGAGCGAGCAGAGGCATACGGGGGTCTCCTTCACGCAGGAAGGAGTTGTCAACGCCCAAGATTTGCTTGTCCGAGAGTTCTTGATAGTACCGCTGACGCGCTTTCATCGTTTCTTCCGGAGCTTTACACAGGAGCAGGCCGCCCACTTCGATGTTCCCTTTGAACTGGGAATTGTGGTCGGACAGGATTTGAAGTTCCGGGTAGTCTTTGGCTTCGACCGGCACCCAACCTTCGCGCATCATGCGGGAGACATTGGTGTTGTCGGAACGGCCAAGCGATGAGGTGCGAACCCAGCGGTGTACCCAGCCTTCACGGGGGGCAGGAACCGGGAGCGATGACTGCGGCAACCACGAATCCGTGGGACGGGCTTCGTCTTTGCGTTCGACACGAATGGTGCGCTGTGTATCTTCAGCCATTGCTACTCTCCTTGATGAGTTGTTTGGCGTACTGCTCGTTGGTTAGGCCAAGGCGCTTTGCGAGAGCGACTTGTGAGCTGGTCAGGGTGATTCTGCGCGGTGTTGCGCCGTTGCTCCGATTGGAGGGGGCGACTACCGAGTTGGGTTGTCTTTGAGGGGTCTGCCGGGCTTGCGGCTCCTGCTCAAAATGTTCCGGAAAGCGAGACCGGATGGTCGCGTCAATCGCGGCGTAGTATTCGTCCGTGTCCGGCTGGATGCCTTCATCACGAACCAATCGTTCATGTACCCCGTAAGCGAGGGCTGTCATGTCCTTGTTGCCTTTGGCTCCGAACCACGGATTGCGCTCGGCCCACTTGAGTGCTTTTTCACTTGGGGCTGGCGGGGTGAACTGGGGTTGCGCGTTCGGTGCGGCTTGGGGCTGGACAGGAGCTTGGGCCGGTGCTTGGGGTTTGGGTCGGGACTGGAGCGTGCGTTCGTGCTTTTCAGCCTCACGGAATTCTGTTTGCGCGGTCAAGAGTTCTTCCTGCGCCGCGATGATTTTGTCCGTGTCGCCTTGTTCATAGGCCTCACGGTATTTCGATTTGGCCGCATCCAACTGGAGCTGGGCGCGGGTTTTGATTTGGTGAACCAGAGCGCCTTCGCCACGCTGAACGAGGCTTTGGTACTGCTGGTTTTCCTGAACGAGACGCTGGGCGTAGCTGATGGCCTCTTCCCGCATGCGTTCGGCGGCTTCGGCCTTACGCTCGGCTTCATGCTGTTGGTACTTCAGCTTGGCGATGCGCTTGCGCACCTTCTCGCTGTAGCCCGCCAGCTCGTCTTCGTTTTCTTCCTCCGGAGCGGCACCGGTCTTTTCCGGCTTCTTCGGGAGGTCGTCAACGACATCAACGACAATCGGGTCATCACTTACCGCATCCGGCTTAATGGATGGTTGCTCCAGCGTGGTCATCACGCCGAGGAATTTGTCTTCAGGACTGGTCATACTTTCACCACAGAGCGCGGGTCTTCAACCGTTGCCTCCACGCTGTCATCGTTGATGAGACGAAACTCCTTACCATGTACCTTGAATCGTGTGCCGCTGTAGGAGCGCATCACAATCCAATCACCTTGTTTGCAGTACGGCCCGGTCGGAAACCGCGCTTCGGATTTGTAGGCATCCGGCCCCATATCGAGGACGAAACCAACAATGCTTCCGACTTCTTCGTTCTGCACTGTCTGGGTGGACTTGATGATACCGCCTTCGGTTTTTTCCTCGATTTCCGGGAGGGCAATGAGGAGTTTGTAACCTGTGGGCTTGGGGAGCTGACTTGCTGTTTTGGCGTTGTCTTCTGACATTGTTGTCCTCGCACCGGTTAGTTGGCATGCCGGAGTCATGTTCGCACTGCGTTATGCAGTGAATTCGTTACTGCGTTTAATCATCTTGCAATCTTTTCTCGATGTCAAGCACTTCTCGCTCGGCCACGGCCAAACCTTCGATTTTGCCGCAGGCATGCTTGTACTCCTCGAAACTGGCGCACCCGCCGCCCGCGATGTGGTCGGCAAGGTTGTTCATCTCCTCACGGAGCTTTTTGCGGATAAACGCGGTTACGGTGCCATCTGTCATTGTTCACCTGTGGGGTTGTTATCACGGGCCTGCTGGTCTTGTTGCTCCAGTTGCTTGCGGCGCAGGGCGAGGTCTTCCTGTTTAGACACCATATCGATGCCCAGACGCATGCCAGCTTCTTTGGCGGTGTTCGCCATCTGCTCGGCAGTTTGCGCCTGCTGGGTCTGGGTTTTGGCGATGTCCACGCCCAGCCGGGTGCCTTCCATACGCTCGCGGGAGGCGATTTCCTTCTCGGAGATGCCTGCCTTGATGCGGGCTTTTTCGAGGTCGGCATTGATGGCGGCCATTTCCCGCTGATTCTTCTCTTCCAGCTCTTTCTTCTTGAGATTGAGCTTTTCGATTTCGATTTTGAGAATCGGGTCTTCGGACTCGGCGGCGTGTTTGGCGGCTTGGGCCTCGGCTTGGTCTTTGCCCAGAAGCTGGTCGGCGGCAGGGCCAACCAGTTGCGACAACCGGTACTCGATGTCTTCCGGCAACGGTTCGTCTTGGGGCGGGAGCGGGACACCCAGTTGCTTCTCGATTTCCTTGCGGTACTGGAACGCGACATGCTCGGCGATGTGGGCCTGCATGGCGGCGGCCATAAGCTGGGCATTCGGGCTTTGCGAAGCCAGTTGCTGGATTTTCGGGTCTTGCATGAAGGCCATGTGGGTCTGGATATGGGCTTCGTGGTCTTGGTAGCTGAAGGCCTTGACCGGCTTTTGGTTCAGGACATTCATGTTTTCCGAAACCGGGTCGGTCGGCACCGAGTCCTTCAGCGGGATGACTTCATCGACATCGGCCAGACCCAGCGCATCCAGCATCTGACGGTGCAGGAGCGGGAGGTCATAAATCTGCGGGGCGGCCTGTGCCAGTTGCAAGGCGGCCTGATACTTCATAATCCGTTGCGCCATCGTACCGGCGTTCGGGTCGGAGACCGGAATCACATCGATGGCATCGCTGAAATCTTCCTTGGTCATGTCCTGACCTTGGGTTTCATACGGATATTCATCCGGCCCCCAGTCACGCACGATGTTGGAGATGAGCTTGAACTCTTTCTTCATCGAGGCGTGTAAACGGGCCTGAACCGCCGACATGACTTTCATCGAGCGTTCCAGCAAAGCCAGCGTGGTGCCGACCGGGGCTTCCGAGTTCATGTCGGAGACCTTCATGTCGGCTTGCGAAGCAAACCGGCGGCCTTCATCGATGATGTTCCCCAAAAGCTGATACAGAACCGTGGACGGCTCTTTGTACGGCAGGAACGCGATGTTCTCGCGCAGGGTGCCGGAGGGGATGTCCACATCTCGGAATTCGCCCGGCATGATGGGGGTGTCGTCCCCCTTGATGCGCAGGCCGCGTGTTTTCAGTCCACCCGGAAGGTTGGAAAGGGTACCGGCATCCACCAGTTGTCGGAGGATGGAGGTGGCTGATTTCGCCAGACCGCCGACCATATGCACCAAGCCAAAACCGTAGAAGCCAAGTCCGGGGAGGTAGGTGTAGTGGACGAAGTGTTGACGGCGCTTTTTGAATTGGTCATCGGAGTACCAGTTGCGGCGGATGGCGAGAACTGTTGAACTCGACAAATCGATGGTGATGACATACGGCAGACCGATACCGGTCGGTTCGCCATCGGCATCTTTGTCTTCAAAGCCGGGCAAGTCGTAGTCCACCAGCATTTCGAGCAGGGTGTGGCGGTCGTCCAAGTCATACGGCTGGGATTCGCCGTTGAGCTTGTCGTAGGTTTTCTGGATGTCGTTGATGTCCGGCGATGGGGCCGGGAGTTTTTCGTTGATGTAGAAGCCGGAGACCTGAAGTTTGCGCACTTCGTTCTGTGTCTTCTTCATTACATGGGTGGCGCGTTCGCAAGTCAGCAAATCGGTTGCGCCATACGACACCACGAAATCTTCTGCCGGAACGAACAGTGAGGCCGGGCGGCCCAGATTCGGGTCGTAGTACACCTTGCGGAAGGCGGAGCCTGCGAGCGGGAGCGAGAACAGCATGCGCTCGGTTTCGGCGCGGTACTCACTCATCCGTTCGGTAATCAGGAAGTTCAGGTATTCTTTGACACGCTCGGCCTGTTTAATTCGGTCGCGTGTCACATCACCGACAATCTTGGTGACAACCGGCCCTTTTGCCGGGAAGATTTCTTGAATCGCCTGCGCCTGAAAGCGCACCACGGCTTCGGCCAGCATCGGGTGGAAGACACCGCATGCGCCTTGCCACGGCTCGGTTCTGGTTTCGATTTTCAGGCCCAGCAAATCGAGGCCTTTGATGTAGGTGGTTTCCCACTCTTTGCGGGAGTTGCGGTCGGCTTTGTAATCGGAGATGAGGTCGTTGGCGAGCGATGACAGCACGCTGGCATCCATGTACTCGGCAAGATTGTCATCGTGCGCGATGTCTTGCTCGGCTTCATCTTCCGGGCCAAGCTGTACCATCACGCCACCATCCGGCAGAATGACTTCGACAGAGCCATTGTCGTTTTGCGCGACTTCCAAATCGGCTTCAGGCGGAGCTACGCCCGCATTCGGGCTTAGGGGACGGTCAACAGGCACAGCACTCTCCTTGGATTACAAATCGGTGAACTTGCCACCTTTGGTGGCGGCTCCCATGCCACGGGCTTTACCCGTGCTACCGCCAGCGGCCATGCAACCGCCTTTTGCCATCTTGACTTTGCCACCTTTCTTGTACTTCATTGCGCCTTTGACTTCGGCGGCTTCGGATTTCGCGGTACGACCTTTCATCAGTAATACTCCTTTTTTCGGCGGTAAATGGGTTCTTCCAACGCATCGGATTGCAACGACACGAAACCGCCCTTTCTGAAACGCATGAGCGCCTGCGTGCTGGAGTCCACATAGTCATCATGCTCTCCGGCGGGGAAAGATGCAAACTCTTCAATCACCTCTTCGGCAAAACGAGTCTGTGGCACCCAGATTCTACCACTGCTGAACATATCCGCAACGGCGTTTACACGGGCAATTTTATCGTTGCCCCGTGACGGTGTGAAGTCCGTGACAGGTATGCCCATTGCCCGGAGTTCAAAGATGAGGGGGATACCGGCGGCTTTGGCCTCGACCAGCACATTGTCGGGTTGCCAGTAGGTGTACATCTCCTGAGCGCGTTTCTTCAGGGTCGGGAACTCCATCTTCTCGCGGTAGGCATCGAGCAGGATGATGTTGGCCTCGGTCTGGCCGGTGTCCGGGTCGGGGTGGTAGAACACGCCCCATGTGGTGCAGGCGGAGTAGTCGGCCCGCTGATTTTTGAGAAAAGCGGTGTCCCACGACTGAATCAGGTAGTCGCAGGGCGGTGGGGTGGTGGACGGCCACTGCTTCCACCACTCGCGTTTAACCAGCGCGGCCCCCTCGGAGACCGGGTTTTGCTGGTACTGGGCCTCCCACTTGTGAATCGGGATTTCGGCCTTGATGGCCTCCAGCTCTTCCAGCGGCCAGAACTCCGGCCAGAGCGGTGTTCCGGAAGGCATGATGGCGGGAAACTCGATGACTTCCCATTCATCCACGCCCTCGCGCATCGCGGCGGCCTTCAGGACTTGGCCGATGAGGTCGCGCTTCGACCAGCGGGTGGCGATGATGACGATGGCCCCTCCCGGCTGGAGTCGTTGACGCGGGCCGGAGGTGTACCATTCGTAGGCATGGTCAAAAACGGTGGGGTCGCCGGACTGGCCTTCCTGTTCATCATGCGGGTCATCGATGATGAGGAGGTCGGCACCTTTACCCGTCACCGCGCCGCCGATACCGATAGCGAAGTAGCTCCCTCCATTGGAGGTATCCCAGCGTCCGGCGGCCTTGGAGTCAGAACGAAGCTCCAAATCGGGGAAAATATCGCTGTAGGTCTCGGTGTCCACCAGATTTCGCACCTTTCGACCGAAACCCACGGCCAACTCGGCGGTGTGGGAGGCCTGAATCACCTTTTTGTGCGGGAACAGCCCCAAAAACCACGAAGGGAGCAAAAACGAGCCGAACTCGGACTTGGTATGCCGGGGCGGCATGCAGATGATGAGCCTCTTCAGGTCTCCACGGGCGATGGCCTCAAACTTCTCGGCCATAATCCGGTGATGACGGCCCGAAATGAAGGTCGGCCACACCTTTTCCACAAATTTGAGGAAGCTCGTCCGGCATTCCTCCTTATCAACCGCCTTCTGGTACTCCTCCAGAAGCTGGGCGAACTCCTGTTGCTGGGAAGGCGGCAAAGCCCGTATCCGTTGCACCATCTCGGCGGTCAAACCCATCGAAAATCCTCGTTTTTGCAGGGCGCAATAGCCCCGTTTCCATCATATTTCCAAAGACTACCAGTGTAATTACACCGTGTAATGAAAATGGGACTGAAGCACTGAGTCAAAACCCAGTATCAAAGTCCCATTTCAGAGTACCAACCCTACAGTATCGATGTGGACTCATCCAAAATCACCCATCCAAACAACAATTCCTCAATTTCAGGGTGGATTTGAATGGTTTCCTTCGTCCCCATCTCGTATTGCGATTCCGATTCTATCATATTTCTCTGGCTTTGTCAATGGTTTTCGTTTAAATATGCCAAAAAATTTGCAAAAAATTTTTGTGAAATAAAAAACTGCGCAAAATCAACGACTTGGGGTGGGATAAAGCCAAAGTAGCGACATCGTTTGAGCAAAATCTTATGTATATACAACCCCATGCTCAGGCACGCACAGGGGGGTGTGGGGGTATGCACATGCGCGTATGCGCGGAAGGGAACGCGCACGGGCGAGTGCGCACGCGAGCGCATGCGAGCGCGAAGGGTAACGCGCACGCGCACGGTTACTACCGCGCACATGCACGCGAGGGCGAGCGATGCCCATCATGTCGGATGGATTTAAACAGGCTGGAACAGGTGACACAGGTCAGACCAGTGTGCCGTGGTCAGTGAGCTGTCGGAGCTGAATCGGAATCGTCTGGCGTAGTCGGAGCGATAGCGTTTAACCGTGACTCGATGTCGGCGAGGATGTCGGATGCAGACCGTGTGCCAGTATGCTCGATGACATCACGATACAGACCGCATGCCTTGCCCAGTAACTCAGCGGCACGAAGCTGAGAAGCTGTCGCAACAGCCTCTCCGTTAGTCCATGAGCGCAACTTGGTCAGCAGATTGTCACGGTCAGAGACCGTCAGAACCTGCATTTCCTTCGCCTTTTTCGCACTTATCGATTCCATCGCTAGGGCAATATCAGCGCGGCTTGCAAGCCTACTTGCTTCCACCTGAATCGCTTTCGCTGTCATGTTTTCGGCATCGTATGCCTGACGATATGCGTCAGCCAGAGACATGCCAGAGACCGCGCCCTGAGCGAATCTTAGCTGTTTTGCAGTCAGTCCGAAGGTGTCTTTTTTTCCTGCCATGTTTGCGTCTCCGTTGCGTTGTTGATGCGAGTGTAGCATTACTTTCGACCATGCTGAAAGCCTTGTAGTTCGCGGGCTGTAGCGTTGTGTGCATGATTCGATGTGCATGCGTGGTGCGTGTTATCGGTGATTGCAATCATGCTGTAGCCCTTGGTGCGCTTGGCTTTCCGTGCTGTTGATGTTCCGCGCATATCGCGTTGCGTTGCATGCGTTGCGTGATGCTGTAGTGCTGAGAGCGAGTGTTGGCGCGGCTTGTAGCGTTCTGCATGTTTGTCATCGATGCGATGCGATGTGTGAATCTGTATCGATGTGCCTGAAACCCAGTCGTGGCGCGGCTTGTAGCGTTATCGCTTACTTGATGCGATGTTTACACATGATGCTGTAGCCCAGTAACCATGCGGCTTTCAGCGTTTTCTACTGCATCGCGTTTAATCCATTTCGCATCCATCAGGGCAGTCGTGCAGGGTCGAAAATCTTGCGCAGTTTAGACGGATTTCGCCGCGATTTCGGTGCTGAAAGGGGTTTAAATCGAAAATTCTTTTCCTTCTCCATCAGTCACTTACCGCCATTTCAGGATTATTTTACTGTTACCTGTTGACAGGTGACTGGAAACCGGTAATCTGTGTACATCAACGGCGCGGACACAGCTTCCGGCAGTTGGTCGAAGTGCAGAGGCGAAACGCCGATGCGACCATCCGGTAGAACGAAATTACAGGATTGGGTGCGTGGGGACAGGCGCGATACCTGTCGGGTTTAACCGCCCTGACCCGTGGAAACTGAACGCCACGATAAACATACTGAGCGGAAACGAGTGGTAGGTAGTCCCTGCTTCGTCCGAGAGAGTCTAAAGGCTCGTCCTAGCGCAACGCAGGACAGCATGACCATGAGGGGGCGCAACGCCATCGACCTCAATCAAGCCGCGCAATGCGGCGTTTAACCGTATCCACGGTGCTAGGTTACAGCCGCTCATGTTCAGGGCGGCTGTTGCGTATCACCCATCCACAACAACGGAGAATCACCCATGTACAACCTGTCCTATTGCCGCTTTGAAAACACCCTCGCCGCCCTTGAGGAATGCGAGGACAATTTTGAGAACACCAAGTCCATCGATGAGGCGCAAGCCGCCATCGACCTGTACCGCCTGTGCGTCACCATCGCTCGAAGCGTTGAACTGTCCGACCTTGAAGCCCGTCTCGCCGAACTTGAAACCGAAGACGAAGACGAAGACGAAGGCGGCGAAGAATAAGTTTAAACGGTAATAGGTTAAAGCCGCTCCCATCGGGGCGGCTTTTGCGTACTACCGCATCACACATCCACCACCATCCAACAACGGAGAATCACCCATGAATGACCTGAATCAAGTGTTCCAAAACGGCGGCATTTTCCTGCTCGATGAAGCCGACATCCAACCGTTTTTCGTGCTGAACGGCACGGTCTTTTTTCTCATCAACCGCTAATCCAACCAACGGAGATTTACCTATGTTTACCGAACGCGAAACCTATCTTGCCGCCGCCGCTGTCATGCTCCAACACAGCGTCTTCACCGCCGCCGACATCGCCCCGTCTGACTGGGAATCGAAAAAGTACCGTGTGTCCTGCGGTTTCCCTATCGGCTTCCGTGGCTCACGGACTGGCAAGGTCACCATCGGGCAAGCCTTTGACCCGTCCATCTCCGCAGACGGCACTTGCGAGGTGTTCATCAATCCCATCCTCGACAACCCTGCCGATGTCATCGCCGTCCTCGCCCACGAACTTGTGCATGTCTTCGCAGGGGTTCAGGCAGGTCACAAGGGTGAGTTTAAACGCATCGCCCGTGCCATCGGTCTGACCGGTGCGCTGACCTCCACCGTTGCCGGTGAAGAACTGCAAGCCAAAATCACCGACATCGTGACCGCCTTGGGCGTGTATCCGCATGCCAAGGTTGACCCGAACAGCCGCAAAAAGCAGGGTACTCGACTGCTGAAAATGTGGTGCGGCGACTGCGAGTGGACTGCCCGTATCAGCGCGACCCAATGGGCGCGTGTTCCTGAGAAAGCCATCTGCCCGTGCTGTGGCAATGACTCGCTCGGTGTCTTCCTGAACGACTAATGTTTAAACGCCGACCCGTGGCGGATGTTCCACGGGAAACATTTTCCCCCTGTTCCACACCCATCACTTGGAGATATGCCCATGACTGCACCGACCTATTCCCTGCCCCTGAACGACCAAGACCGTGCCACCCTGCGCCTTCACGCCGCCAGTATCGGCAAAAGCCCTGCCCAGTCTGACGAAGCCCTGATTGCCATCTACAACGGCACACCCGTTGCCGCTCCCGTTGTCGCCGCGCAACCCGTGCCGCCGACTGTCACCGCCGCCGAGGTCGCCGAGCAACTGCGCCAACCTGTGACCGAGCGACTGGTCGAAGCCGCCCGTGAGAAGGTCACGGAAATCGCCAAGGGCGTGAAGAAAGCCGCGACCGATGCCGCTGTCGCCGCCGCCATCGAAGCCGTTCAGGTGCATCGCGTCAACCGCATCGAGGTGAAGAAAGACGATGCCATCAAGGTCATCGATGGTCACCATCACGAAGCCTTCCCCGACATCCTGCTGTGCCTGTCGGTTCGCACGAACATCTACTTGGTCGGCGGTGCAGGGTCGGGCAAGACCACCGTGGCATCGAAAGCCGCCGCCGCTCTCGACCTCCCGTTCTATTCGACTGGCGCGGTTGGCATGGCGTACCAACTGCAAGGATTCATCAACGCATCGGGCGACTACATGGCGACCGACCTGTACCGTGCGTACACCGAAGGCGGCGTGTTCCTGTTCGATGAAATCGATGGTTCGTCTGCGCAAGCCCTGCTTGCCTTCAACGCCATCGCCGCCAACGACCTCGCCGCTTTCCCCTGCGGCACGGTTAAACGCCACCCCGACTTCGTTATCATCGCCGCCGCGAACACCTACGGCAACGGCGCGGATTCGCAGTACATCGGTCGGTCGAAACTGGATGCCGCCACGCTCGACCGTTTCGTGTTCATCCCGTTCGTCTATGATGAAACCCTCGAACTGGCAATCACCCCGAACGATGTGTGGACGCGCTATGTGCAAGCCGTTCGCAAGGTTGTCGCGGAACACCGCATGCCGTTTGTCATCAGCCCCCGTGCATCGCAGAACGGCGGCAAGTTGCTCGCCGCAGGCATGCCCATCGACAAGGTTGCCAAGTTCACCCTGTTTAAATCGATGTCGCAATCGGACATCGCCCGTCTTCCGCCCATCCCCACCATCTGAGGTTTAAACATGACTGACATCACCTACCACGCCCGTTCATGGGACGAACTGCTCCATGATGTACGCACCAAGCCGACCAACAAAGGTTGGAAGCGGTGCGATTCCAAAGGGAAGGATTCGCCCGAATGGTACGGGTCTGCCTCGCTTGATGAGGCGATTAAACTCGCAGAGCAGGGTGTCCCTGCTCTCCGCGAAGAACTGTATCAGACCGCCGCCCGTCAGAAGATGGAAGCCGCTCCGATGTGGGACATCGCCCCCGTGGGCGTGTTCCCCTGCATCCCTGCCCATGCGGCAGGGATTCCCGAAGACATGTTCATGCCCATAGATGACGGCATGAGCGCACCCAAGCCCATCATTCGCATCTACATGAATGTGTCGGCAGGGGCGCACACCTCCTCGACACAGATTATGAATCGGGGCGCGGCTATCGTGAACCTCATCGACTCCATCGAAGGTGACGGCTTGCGCCGTGTCGAACTGGTCGCCGTGTGCAACAGCGCGAATCGCTCAGGCGGCAACAAGCGCAACCTGTTCAGCGTAGTAGTTAAACGCCCTGAAGAAGACCTCGACTGGGGTCGCGTCAGCTTCGCCCTCGCCCATCCGTCCTTCCTTCGCCGCCTGATGTTTCGGGTTCAGGAAATCGTCAGCCCGTACTATGACGAATGCTATGGCATGCCGACCAACTACAAGGATGCCTATCCCGAAGCCGATGTCTTCATCCCGTCCATCAAGGACGAGCGCGAACTGCACGACACCAAGGAATCGAGCATCAAGCGCATCAACCAACTGTGGCAAGAGGTGGCGGCGTAAGCCGCCCCTCTCCGCACCATCACCAACCATCTGTTTAAACTCAGGAGATTCATCCATGAAACCAATCACCAATATCGACATCATCAAAGCATTGAACTCATCATTCACTCCGTCTGACCTGATTGCCCTGACATGGAGAAAGGGCATCAGCTATCGATACCTGAACAAGATTTTCAAGCGGAAGTTTCCGCATTACCAGTGCAGTTTAGAGAAGGCTTATGAAGCCGAGACTCGCTACTGCGTTGCCAACGACATCTGACCATCCGTTTAAACTCAGGAGAAAAAACCATGACCGTACTGTCTCTTCCGCACATCGTTACCAAGCCGCACGACATGCCGACCTACACCTACTGGAATCGGCGTGGTCGTCTCCAATGGATGGCAAACGCGCTGAATGCGCTTGTGCCGCCTTCGGGTTCTGTTCCGAACAAGTCGCGCAACCGCAACCTCGAAACCTTCCGCATCGCATCCAACGCTTACTACGACCTGTACAACAACGGGCTGTGGAATCGTGCGCGGTCTTTCAGTCGCGTCTTCGGAATGCGTGTAAACGATTACATGATTCGCTACAAAGGTGGATTTTCCGAGCCGTGCAATCACATGTTCCATGAAACCGAAAAGCGCATGGACGCAATCATCTACGCCGCCGCCAAAGAGCAAGGCATCATTTAAACGGGAGAAACAATCATGGCAGTCCCAAAAGGTTTTGAGGTCGGTGATACCGTCCTTGTCGAGCGCAACGGCACGAATGTTCGCCGAAGCAAAAATTGGAACAACGGGTGGTCGCCTGTTATGGATTCCTATGTGGGCAAATGCTTCACGATTGAATCCATCAGCACAACGGGCATCCGATTTGGAGCGGCAAACAATCCAAGCGGAAGCGGCGTGAACTACGGATTCCCTCCGTCTGTATTGCGTTTAATCAAGCGCGGAGACACCGCCTATTTTCGGAAAGGCGACAAGGTAATCGTTGCCCGTCATGCCGAAGGCACGATTCCCCATTGGGCTTCAGGCGGCGGCATGGACGGAACGCTTGGCAAGGTGTACGAAGTAAGCTATGAAAAAAGTATCGGCTTCAGCGATGTGTTGCTCAAAACCGAGACAGGACAATGGTGGTACGGCATTGACTGCCTTGAACTGTACACGGGTGACGCACCGAAACCGAAAGCATCTTCTGCTGTTCCCGTGTTCACCATCGACAAAGACGAGCCGCTCCAGTCATGGGAGCGTCTCTAGTTTAAACAGGAGAAAGCAATGACCACTTTCAAGAAAGGCGACAAGGTAAAAATCTTCAAGCCCGACTCGCTTGAAATTTTTGGATGGAGTTCTGACCAAGAAGAATGGAACGGGCATTGCGCAGAAATTCTCGCTCCCGAAGTTTCAATTTTTCATGGTGGGCTAGGGTGGATTAAAGTCCAACTGGATGACGGGGACTGGCATTACTTCCCGATTAAATGCCTTGAGCATGCCGACAAACAATTCACCATCAAAGCCGAGCCGCTTCAATCGTGGGAAAAGTTTTGAGTTTAAACATCAACAAATAATTCTGTCACTCAGTTGACAGGTTCACAAATAACGCCCATACTAATCATCTACTCAGGAGAATCCAATGCCATTCATTACCAAAGACCATTCGTCTCAGAACGACTTCATCATCAACATCCGGAAGGACAATCCGCTGTGGCTTGGCATCAACAAGTACAGCATTCGCATCGAAGAAACCGCTGACGGATTGACCGTGAAAATCTACGACTGGAACAGCAATGAGCCATTGCTTGCAACCGCATCTACCAAGGGAGAGTCTGCATGAACCGCAATCAAATCATCCAAGGCATCAAGACCGGCGACCTGAAAGAAGCCGTGCTTAGTGACGAAACGATTCTGTTTCCGAAACGGGCATTCGTCATTCGCGCAAAGAAAGCCGGTGTCAATCCGTTGTTCCACTCATCGTGCAAGTCGGTGCGTCCGTCAACGCTTGAGCGCATCATCACCGACATCGAATCGGGGCAGTATGCGTTCCTCGCCGTCACCTACGACAAGCAAATCAAAGCCAGTGTTATTTCATTTAAACAAGGAGAATAGCAATGACTTCTAACCAAGTCCATATCGTCATCACCTCCACAGACTACGAGAAAATCTTCAGCCTTAATCCGAACAAAGCAGAAGAAGTTTTCAATAAGCACCTCGATAACGGATTTGAAGACTGGATTCAGGAAACCGTGGGCGAATATCTCCCGCGCCTGATTGTTGAGTTTCACACAAAGTATGTCCCAATAACATCCGAACAAAAGGAAGTTTAAACATGAAAACCACATACCTAGAGCAATACTGGTTTGCCCGTGGCTACTTCGATGGTCGCAACTTCGGCGAGGAAAAATCTGTCGAGGAAGCGCAATCGCGTGGCGATGTCTTCCACCAAACATACAAGTCGGGCTACGAATGCGGTGTCACCGACTTCAGCAGATTCGATGAAGCAAAGGAGGGCGTTTAAATGAACACTCAAAATCAAATCGTGTCCGTCATGCGCTGTGCCATCGCCGACCTTGAGGGGATGCTCCCCGAAATCGACCCGTCCGGCGACCGCAAACATTCGGGATGGAAAACGCTCGATGAACTGAACGAGTGGGTCAGAATTCTCGAAACACACACCGTCATGTTTGCTTGGAGCATCGAAGATGTCCAAAGTATTCGGGAAGATTTAAACGATGAGGAATCGTTTCAAGTCTTGGTTGGATGCGAAGACGGTCACGATGCCAGTATCGGAATGAACTGGGACACCATCGAAATCGTTGCCGACCAAATGTTCCCTATCGAGTCGGAGGATGGCGAATGATTATCATGCCTGACACCCGTCAGCCCACCCCAGTCGAGCGTCTGCTCGATTGGAAGGTGGCGTACATCAACCATCAAGCCGCAGTCGAGCAACTGCGCCCCGACACCGCTCCGCCGAAAGCAGAGCGTTTAAATCATTCACAGCCAATCCACCAAGGACACCCATGAACAAAGCCCTGTACTACCTCTCCCTGTTACTGGGCGCAACCGCGCTCTTCCTCTTCATCTTCGCGCTGACCTTCGCCTATCCCAAGGAGGTCATCCCATCCGCGCTGTGGGGCATCGTGTGTCTTGGTCTGAGCATTTGGATTTCGGCATGGAACGAAGACACCAAAAAACGATGACCGCAGTCCCTGAAAAAATAATACTAATTACCTATTGACAATCGCACATTGTATCGTCTATACTATTACAATGCTAACGGAGGCACTTATGGACGCACCTGTTGTTGAAGACCTTCACCCCGAACTGAAACGCTTCCTGTTCACGATGGACAACGGTTGGACTGTACTGCAACACCCTCTCGTCTATTGCGTCCCCTACTACGGGGACGAATGGCAGTCGGCACATGCCAACGCCATGTTCCAACACAAGTCCGAAGCCATGCGCAAAGCAATCGCCGAAAAGAACTTCCCCCGCATGGTTGCTCTGTACGAACGCCCGTGGCGCATCGAGGTGATTAAACGCTACCGCAAAATGATTCCCGCCGACCAGTATCCCGAAATCGTGCGCGATGTTTGGACGGACAGCGAGAATATTTATCAGAACTTCGGGCTGTGGAAACTCATCTTGAAGCCGTTCATTGGCAAGGATGTGTTCAACACTCTTTCGGAACTTCCCGATATGATTACCGTGTACCGTGGCGGCACACCCGATGGGCTGTCGTGGTCGCTGAAGCAAGAGACTGCCGAGTGGTTCTCGCGCCGTTTCAGGGAGGAAGATGACCATCTTCCTGTTTGGGAAATCACCATCCCCAAGAGCAAGGCAATCGCCTACCTGACCGATAGGCAAGAAGAAGAAATCGTTTGGATTCCAAAGCAAGTCGATTTAGATGTAATGGTTAAACGCAACTAACACAAATCCCATCTACAGGAGAAGCACTATGAACCAAGAAACCATGAAAAAAGAAATGAACTCGTCTTTCGCCAATGCCGTCCTGATGTTCGCCGTCTTGGCGATGGACAAGAACAAGGACGCAAGAAGGGAGGAGGACTACCTCATCCCGATGCGTACCGCCATCACCGCGCTGAATGACGGCTACACCGCCGAAGAACTCGCCGACATGATGGAAGCTCTCGCGCTCACCGCAAAGGGCATGTTCGGCAACACGGAAGTCGCCGCATGAAAGCCGCTGAAGTCGTGGACATCTTGAACAAATATCCATCGGCTTCGCTTGTCATCGTCATCAACGGCGATGGCAAGCGGTCGGCGTTGCTTGGGTGGATGCCGACCGAAACCTGTCGCATCCGCACCAAGCGCGTCACCCAACAGGTCGCAGACTGCGTTGTCCGTAAACACGGACACCAGTTTGCGGTTTGTTCCACCAAGCCGCATGCAGAAAAAAAACCGACCCCAACCATTATCACCGTTACTCAACGCTGATTAAACGGAGCAAATTATGACTGAAGATGAATTTAACGACCGCCGATGTGATGAATCAGAACACGACCCGAAACAAGGTTCGTTTGAAGATGTTCGCATCAGCCACAACGGCAACGAATGGGTCATCACGGGCATGCTCGGATTCTTCGGGTGGTGCAAGCCGCAGACTTTCCTCGTCACCGACATCGAAGGCATCAGGCTGTTAGACCCCGAAGACCACGAATCGTTTGAAATCGCGCTCGATTACTGGATGACGGAGCAAGGCATCAATGTCGAAGCGACCGAAGTACGCATCGGAGGATGGATTAAATGACAACCATCGGACTGACGCTAATCGT